CCAAAGAAAAAAATGGGCGGTGGTATGATGATGAGACCAAACCCAATGGGCTATAAAAAAGGCGTAATGGTCAAAACAAAAATAGGTAGAAACAAACCTACGAAAATGTACTAGGAGGGTCAATGGCCCTCAAAGATCTTTTCAAAAGAGGAATTTCAGCATTATTAAAAAAACAAAAAAAGGATGTTGTAGATCCCAGTCCTGTTCAACGAGTACAAAACCAACCAAAAGATATTTTACCTGAAGCTCCTAAAGGCACAGCGCTTCAAACAGTAAAAAAAGACTTAGCAATTATGGAGTACCCAACGCCACCTAGAACTGGTGCGTTACAAATGGGTACACCTTCAAATCAAAACCTAATGTTTGGTAGTGCCTTGTATGATCGTATCGCACAAAAGGGACCAGGCACATTCACAGCAGATGAGTGGATGAAATTTTTAACAGATGTAAGAGAAAAAAATATAAAAATCTTTGGGCAAAATTATAGAGAGAAAGTTTTAAATCCTGTTAGATTTACCTATGACAACACGTCAGGATATCTAGCTGGCAAACAGACCACTGTGCCCTTAGAAGAATTGTTTGATTCAAACATAGCTGCTTTCTCACCTACAGGTGAATTAACTGGGGGTGTTTTGCATGCAGCTAAATTAGCTGGTGTAAAAATACCAGGTAAAGTTCTGACAGATCTTGTTAGACTAAATCCTGTTAATAGATTACAAGCTACAGAGTTTTCAGATTCATTATCAGAACCAGTAAGAAAAAGATTATTTCAAAAATTTAAAAACACTTTCGATAAAATAAATAATCAAGTCAACGATCCTGAGTTGTCGCGAGTTTTAAATCGTTACACAGATGCATTAGAAAGAGGGATACCTAGTAAACCAAATTTTCCATTGTTAATGGGTAGATATCCTCAGTTTAAAAAGGAGCTTCAACAATTAGATTTTGAATTTGATGATTTAGAAAGAATCAGGAGAAACATGAAAAGACCTCAATATGCAGATCAAGAAGGCTATACTTTTAGAGGTGGTCAAGATTATAGAGAGACAGTTATATCTTTACCTGAAGACATACCTGGTAATAACCCAAAAAAATTTTTCGGTCACTATCAAGATAAAGGTTTAGAAAATCCAATCATGCACATTAGGTATGACACAAGGTTCGCACCAAATGGTGATAAAATATTAATGATCCATGAAATTCAATCAGACACAAATCAGAGGATTGCAAAATCCTTACGAAAAGCAAAAATTCCAAGTTTTGATGCAAGTGCTAGAATGAACCCATATCAAAAAGATACTGAAATAGCATTTCTATTACAAGCGAGAAAAAAAATAGGTGATAAAATTATTTCAGGAAACATGGCTAGGTTAGAGAGTGATCAAGCCTCAAGAGCTATTAAGTCAATCGACAAAGTGTTAGTGAGAAAGGGTATAGGAAAACCAGAGACAATAAAATTTACAGAAGATGGTACTTCATATATAGAAAGGCAACAAATGAATTACTACCCATTATTAGATAGAAGTAGTTATAATAACTATGCAATTAAATTTTTATTAAATAAAGCTGCTAAAGAGAAATTTGATTATGTAGCTGTAATACCTACGAATTATATGAGGAGAGGTATTGATAGAGATAAAATAAAAGGCACCATAGAAAATTATGGATTTGCATCAGGAGCTAATAGTGAAAAAGGTAAATCTTTGGCAGTCATTCCAGCGGAAATGAAGAAACAAGCTCAGTTATTTGATACAACTTCAGGTAAAATAAAATTTAGTTTGTCAGATCCTAATAAACCGTACAAAGATGTGGGGTTAAAAGATGTTGAGTTAGGAGATAAAACTTACAAAATCAAATTTCATAAAGATGCTTCAGCAACCCAACAACCAGGTTTCAGGTTTATTGGTAAGTATGATTTGAACTTGTATGGTGATGCTTATGGTGTTAAAGTATCTCCATTGATGCAACAAACTCAAAAATTATACAAAAAAGAAGGTGGCTTAGTACATTATGGCGGTTGAAAAAAATAACGAAATTTCTGAAAAAGTTGAAGAGATAGTGGATGAAGTATCACCAGGCGTTGAAGAAGTAGACGTAAGTATAGAAGGTGAAGAGGTTGCAGAGGATCCTATTCAAGATGATTTCAACTCTAATCTAGCTGAGAATATGGATGAACGGACTCTTAAGCGATTGGGTATGGAGTTAATCGCGGAGTACAGAAAAGATAAGGAGTCTAGAAAAGAATGGGAAGATGGATATACAAAAGGCTTAGATCTTCTTGGTGTTAAATACAATGAACAAACAAGACCTTTTAAAGGTGCATCCGGTGTCACCCATCCGTTGTTAAGTGAAAGTGCTACGACTTTTCAAGCATCAGCTTACAAAGAATTATTACCAAGTGATGGTCCTGTAAGAACACAGGTTGTCGGCTTACGAACACCGGCTACCGAACAACAGGCTGAGCGAGTCAAAGAGTATATGAATTATCTTCTTATGGAGAAGATGGAAGATTATACAACGGACATGGATCAGATGTTATATTATCTACCCCTATCAGGTTCTACATTTAAAAAAATTTATTACGATGAATTTTTACAAAGACCAGTTTCTAAATTTGTTCCTGCAGAGGATCTTGTAGTTCCTTATTACGCCTCTGATTTAAAAGATGCTGGCCGAATTACGCATGTCATAAAAATGACAGAGAACGAAATCAATAAAAAAATGGCTGCAGAGTTTTATAGAAACATAGAACTTCCTAGACCAAACACAGAAGATTCTAATCTTCAACAAAAGATAGATGAATTAGATGGAGTCAAACCTGGATTTACAGATTATATTCACACCATCTTAGAAATGCACGTAGAATTAAATTTAGATGATTATGAAAACTTTGATAATAGAACAAAGAAAGCTATTAAAATACCTTACATTGTTACAATAGATGAAAGTTCTGCAGAAGTTTTATCAATTTACAGAAACTACAGAGTAGATGATCCTAACTATTCAAGAATAGAATACTTTGTGCACTATAAATTTTTACCTGGTCTAGGTTTTTATGGCTTTGGTTTAATACATACCATCGGTGGTTTATCTAGAGCTGCAACTGTTGCCCTTAGACAACTGATTGATGCAGGCACTTTAAAAAATTTACCTGCAGGATTTAAGTCTAGAGGCATTAGAGTTCGTGATGACGACCAACCAATACAACCTGGAGAGTTCAGAGACGTTGATGCACCAGGTGGAAACATAAGAGATCAATTTTTTAACTTACCTTTCTCTGAACCAAGTACAACTTTATTCAATTTACTTGGTTTTGTAGTGCAAGCGGGTCAAAAATTTGCTGCTATAACCGATACCGCAGTAGGTAATGACACGCAAAACAGGGCTGTGGGCACAACTATCGCCTTAATGGAACGTGGTTCTAGGGTGATGAGTGGTGTTCATAAGCGTTGTTACTACGCAATGCGTATGGAATTTAAAATTTTAGCTAGAATATGTGCAGAATACTTACCACAAGAGTATCCATACGAAGTTTATGGTGGTCCAAGACAAATAAAAGCAGTAGATTTTGATTCAAGAGTAGATGTTTTACCTGTAGCTGACCCAAATATTATGTCTATGGCACAAAGAGTGACCTTAGCACAGACACAATTACAAATTGCGAGCTCAAATCCACAATTACACAACATTTATGAAGCATATAGACGAGTTTATGAAGCTTTAGGAACAAAACAAATAGATACTTTGTTAAAACCACCAAAAAAACAGCCTGAACCACAAGATCCTGCAAAAGAAAACGCAAGATCATTGCAAATGCAGCTGTTAACAGCGTTTGAGTTTCAAGATCACGATGCACACATAGCAGCACACACTGCATTTATGGAATCTAGAATGGTTCAGATAAATCCGCAGGTGTATGCACTACTACAATCTCATGTTTCTGATCATATTTCTTTTAAAGCACAAAAAGAAGTTGCAGAACAAATGGCACAAGACCCTAATTTAGTAAATTTACAACAAACAGACCCACAATCTTTTAAGATTGCGTTTGATAATGCCGTTGCAACTGCTACAGCAGAGATAACAGAAGAATTAGTAAGAGGAGAAATGCAAGCAAACATGGCTAAACAAGATCCTCTAGTAAGAATTAAACAACAAGAGATTGATCTAAGAGCTGCAGACTTACAAAGAAAGGCAGAAGAAACAAGATTTAAGCAAGAGCAAGAAAATATTAGACAAGCTAACAATTTACGTTTCGATTATGATAGACTAGAACAGCAAGATGAACAATCTGATAAAAGATTAGATATTGCAGAAAGAAAACTAGAGAAAAAATAATGGTAGCTAAATATTTTTTTGGAATAGCATATAAATTTGGAAGACCTGTTGTAAAAGGCGCTTCTAAAAAGTTTCAAAAGCTTTTTGAAAAAGAATACGATGAAACAAGAGCAGCTGGTGTAAGTTCATCTGGAGCATTCAAGTCAGCTGCTGAAAAAATAAATAAAAAATTAAAAGAGTTTCCAAAAAAGGATAAATAATGGCAGTAACTAGATTATTATTAAACACAGGAAAAGTTTTATTTACTTCAAATAAAAAGAAAATAAAAGCTGCTTTAGATAAAGGAGCCAAAAAACTTACTCAAAAAGAATCGGAAAAATTATTAAAAATGGGTTTCAAAGGCACAGGTGGTGCTGGGACTGTAGGTAAATTTTTACAAAAAGATGCAAAGGTTATGCAGATTCCTATGGCAACAAGAGAACAGATGAGAAGAATTAGAAAAACTATAGGGGAGAGTGTAAAAGATTTTATGAGCAAAAATATTAAAAAGAAAAAAGGTGGCGTAGTTACTTACAAAAAAGGAGGCTTTACATATGCCATTAAATAAAAAAGGCAATAAAATTATGAAGTCTATGCAAGGTCAATATGGACCTAAAAAAGGTAAAGAAGTTTTTTATGCTTCACTAAACAAAGGAAAGATCAAAGGTGTCAAGAAGAAAACGAAAAGGGCTTAGCGGTGGCAAAAAATTTGGACCACCACCAAAAAGAGGACCAAACCCGCAAGGTATTAGAGTTTCCAATAAAAGAAAGAAGAGAGTCTAATCAAGAAGCATACTTCGCTGGTATCATAGATGGCGAAGGTTACATCTCTTACGAAAAGACAAAAAAAGATTATTCAATTCC